ATTATGTTTACGTCTTTCATTAATATACGGTAATTTTTTAATTTGTTCTACCCCCATTGCTGCTTGCACTTCAATTGGTTTTAGATTATAACCAATTTCGTCATACACATATTTGTGATCAAATACTTCATTAGGTAATGATGGTAGCCAATTAGAGAATCTATTACCGCATGTGCCGTTTTTAAGTAGACCTGCCTTTTTCCCTACGCAATAGCAGCCTCGGCCCCACTCACGAAAACTCCGTATAATATTTTCATTTATATTATTATTACATGCAACAAACCCTCCTTCTCCCATAGTAATATGATGAGCAGGATAAAATGAGCAACTTGCAAATTCGCCAAATGATCCTAATGGTTTGCCGTCATATGTCGATCCGAGCGCATCGCAACAATCTTCTAATAAAATTAAATTATACTTAGTTACAATATCCATTAACCTATCCATATTAGGTGGATTACCCAATACATGCGCAAATGTAATAACTCGGGCCCCATTCTTTGCCTGTTGCTCAACTTGATCGAGATTTAAATTTAATGTTTCTAGATCAATATCGACAAATAATGGAATAAATCCAAGTTGAAAAATAGGATTAATAGTAGTTGGAAAACCTGCAATAGGTGTAATGACTTTAGTACCTTTAGGTAAGTCATATGTCCTCTTTGAGGTTAGGCATGACATCATTATAAGATTTGAGCTACTACCGCTATTAGTCAAAATGCCATAATCTTTTCCTAATAATTTTGGAAATTGATGTTCAAAATCTGTACCCTTTTTACCTAAAACTAACCATCCATCGAGAATTGTTTCAATCGATGATACGTATTCATTTTTATCGAAAATAGGTCCTGCATATTGTACCCAGTCTTTACCTGGTTCCCAACTCTTAAGTAACTCCCGTTTATTAATATATTCAGTTACTAGATTTAAAATTTTATTTTTTAATTCATCCATAAATTATTATAATTTGTTTCCTGTTTTAATGTATATTCATTTCCCAATCATTTAAATTAGGTATATTAAACTTTTTAATATTTTCCTTAATAAATTTATATTTATAGCTTGTCTGAATGTCGTGCATATCGTAAATTTTTGAGCTAACTTTTAATGGTATTATAAAATTCTCATATTCCCAATTAAAACTATTTACTGAGTCATCATATGCTGTAACCGGTACAGTTTCTGCTTGATATTTATTCCGTGTAATGTAATCTACAATTTTCCAATAGTATTGCTTGACTGCTACAGTCGGTTTATCTAACCACTGTAGATGTGCTATAAATAACACAGGGCAATTAATGCTCCCATGTTTTGCGGGAGCTGGTAAATGCTCTGAATGCATCTGACATAGTTTAAATACACCTCTCGATGTATATGAAGCTAGTCTATCTTTAAAATTATATCTCCATGGACCGTCTATTCTTATCTTATTTGTATCAGTATACTGTATCCACTGTAGGTGAATTAAAGTATCTTTATTGTTTTCTAATAATTCATTTAATTGAGTTTTATTTAGTATCCCGTCTAGATATTCATCTGTATCGAGGCATATTATTTTACCTGAATGTTTATAAGCTTCATCATATAATCGCTGTCTTGTTGTTGATTCTACTGAGAGCTCTGTATCAGTAAAGTTACTGGGGATTATATTTAATATATTAAATTTTTCTTTATTTTCCATTAGATACTCATATGTGCCATCAGTAGATCTATCGTCCATAAAAACAAAAGCATCAGCATATTTTTGCCACAGTGGCATCATTTCTTTAATAAGAAATAATTCATTTCGAGTTATAGTTATTTGTACTATCATAATTTATATCTTTAAGTTTTATATAAGGTTGAATTTATTATTTTGCCTTTTTAAAAAGATAAGTTTGTCTTCATTTTCATATATTTCATTTTTTGCGTATGTTTCGTCAAATGCTTCATCTGTTACTGAATGGTGATTATGCTTAATAATAACTTGATTAAAATACTTTTGTTTGCCTAACAGATTACCAACCCGCGTAAACTCGACATCACACCATAGAGACTTATATTCAGGATTATATATGTAACCGAACCTATTATAATAATTTTTACCCAAAATGCAAAGAGTATTAAGTCTATTTTGCTGCACACTGTCGTTAAACCAAACAATACCGTCAAAATCTGGAAAATTTTTACACATACTGTTAATTATAATTAAATCATACCCACTGACTACTGGCACCATATCATCTGATGCAAGTAATACTATTTGAAAGTCACGACGTGAAACACCTGCATTAATAGCTTCAACCTTAGTTTTACTATTACCGTATTCAACTTCTAAATTAGCATATGTTTTTAATCTATCTATCACCACAGAATTATTCATTGATGTATCGTCTATATCACAAGTAACTAAAAACTCTACATTGCATTTGCCCGATAGCAATTCATAATACTTATTTAATGTATTAAAAAATTTATTAACTCTGCCTCTAGTAGGAAATTTTATTAAGAGCTTGGGTTCTTCATATATAAATTTATTCCCTGATATTTTAACATTATTGTACTGCTGTTTAATATTTTCAAAAACTTTATATTTTTGCTCATATGCATCTACGTATGCAGGGTTGTTATGTGTACCACCAAAGTCAATGCCTGTATCTTCTTTAGTACTGTCAAATTTATTTTTGTACCAGCTCATTCCCTCAAAATGTATATAGTAGTTATTTAATAAATCCACGTTGCCAATTTTAAGTCCACTCGATTTAATGTCTTGTAAAAATGTTGATCCAATATCGTAGATTTTATTAGTATTAAAGCTATCTCGCATCCGTTTCTCATCAAAGAAAATAATATTATGCTGCTTAATTTTCTCTACATTAATAAAACAATGCCATGGATTAACTCGATTATAAATAGATTTGCCGCCGCGGTCCCCTTCTATTTTACCCATAATAGCTAGATCCATGTCTTTAAATTGTTCAAAGATGTCACTGTGGTCTTTTAAAAATATTACATCTGTATCAACAAGAAGAGCATATTTCGTTTTACATAATTTTAATAGCTCATTAATGCCATTACCGTGACTCATACCTGGCCGTGTTATATATGGTATTTGATGATCAAATAATAGACTCTTAGTGTCACTGTCTGTTGAATTATCACACAATACTAGTCTTTGGGTTCTATTATGGACATGCATCCATGACTTTAACATTGTCAGTGTTAAAGCAGGTGTATTATATGAACAAGTAAGTAGAGTTAAATCATCCATTTCTATCTTTAATTATTTTGAGCGAATCTAATACTTCGGTAAGAACTGCTTTCGGTGTTTCATTAGGATACATACCATTTTTAATTTTGTATTTATTAGCATTTAATTTTACATTATCTAACCACTCTACCTTATTAGATGCTGTGCTACTATTTTTTATTGAATCTGGCTGGGGTTCTAAGTATTCCCAACTATTATAAATATCAGCAAACCACCAAAACGGTGGATGAAATTGATTTTTTATTGCCTGGTAAGTATGATCAACATGCTCCCAAGCATTATAAAATTGCTCATCAATTAACCCTATTTTATTTAGAACGTTTTTATGAAAAAAGGAAAACATACCACAAATATGTTCATATAACTCTACTTTAATATTATTTCTATACTCAACTATGGTCTTGGGATTCGGCTTACTATCCATATTAAGTTCATGTCTATTATGTAAATCAAAATTTACAATTTGCTTTAAATTGAATGGTGTGCCTAGCGCATAATTTAAATGTAAAATGCCTGTCTCGTTTGATGTCTTGATATATTGATCAAAAACATCTGCTCGTTTAATTATTATATCATCTTCAATAATAAAAATATACTCACACCCTTTATCGAGAAGATGCTGCATTGCTATATTCTTGGATTTACCAACACCCAGATTAATTTCGTTTTTAATGTATGTAAATCCTAGCGCTGAGTCATACGGATATTCTTCGTCACCATCATCAACTATTACAAGCTCATCGTGTTTGCGGTGTCGTAGAGAGGTAAGTAGGTTTCTTAAATATTCAGGCCTATTGCAAGTGATAATACCTACACCTATTTTCTTTTGCATTATAATATTTTAATATAATAAAAATTAATATCAAGCAATTTTACCCTTTTTTATTTAAATTGCTTGTATAAATAATTAAAATGGCCTCTGAAGTATTCGTCAACATTAAAAACTTACCCGAAACGGAACAAATTAATCCAGGAGATTATTTAATTGTGGAAACACAGGCGGGAACCAATATTCTCAATTTCGAGAACTTTATAATTACAGCAGCTAATACTACATTTAGTAATTTGCTCTCTACGAATAATGTAGATAACGCAGCAAACATTACAACTAGTATTAATGCTCTTTCAACTACAATAAGTAAGACTTATCCTAAAATGTATTATGGTACTGCAAGTATAGACCTTAAAACAAATAAATCCGGATCAGTTACTTTAATACCTGCTCCACCTACATCTAATGTGGTCAAGAGCTTAACTGTTAATGATGTTATTATTACACCAGCTAATAGCAATTCACTTAGTAACTCAGTTTATGTTACGGGGCTAACAAAAGACACTATTAATCCCAGCATTAATGTTACAGTGTCTCATGCTGTATCGGGAAATAATAGTCGATTTAACTTAAGTATTATTAAGCCCTACTACTAATTAATAAGCTTTTTACCTATTTTCTTTTCGTACTTCTTAATAAGATCTTTCTGAAAATCGACATTTTTAGATAATTTTAATTCCTCTGTTTGCTGAGCATATAATTGCTCAATACTTTTTAGCATCTCTGGGTTTAATACTGTATCCCCCTCTGCACCGATAATATCTCCATCTTCATTTAAATATTGATCAATTAAGTATATACGCTCTGCTGGCTTACCAAAGATCTCAATAATTGCAGGAGCATCACCCTTGGGGAAGAAAACAGAATTTTCAGGTGCTTTATTAAATTGCTGCAGAATAGCCTTAAAGAGGTGGTCGATTTCTGTAATATAAAGCGGGTCAACCTCTCTTGTCTTATCATCGACAATAGTAATAGGAGACGACTTAGTTAGTGGTATAAAAAATATAATATCAAGAAGACGCATTGACTCTCTCACCAATGGAATACATTTTTCAATAAATGGTTCATCAATATCGCTTGCGCCCTTATCAAACGACCACATAGAATAGATTAAATTATCAAGTGGCGCTCTATCAAATAATACCATATCATCTTTAGTATATTTTTGCAAATCATCAATTAAGTGATTCAAGATTGCCCACTGACCATCTTTATTACATTGTTTACTATGCGGAGTATCTTTTAATAGTGCCCGGTAAGTTTTTGCAGGAGTGGTATATTTTGGCCACTTTTTAATCATATCTGCAATAAGAGTCGATTTACCTGTACATGCTGTTCCGCTAATTGCTATTCTCATAAATGTATTATATTATTCTAATTTAAGAAATCAACAAACTATTGCAATAATCCCAATTAATAATGCCGAGAACTTTGTTTAAGTAAGTCTGCTTGTCTGACTTGTAATCCAGATAAAAACTGTGTTCCCATAGGTCTACCCCCAAGACGATACCTATATCTTTATTTGTCATTAATGGATTGTCTTGATTAGCAGTTGTAATAATTTCAAATTTGTTTTTATCCTTAACTAGCCAGCACCAACCGGATCCAAATTGTTTTAAAGCAACATTAATAAAATCTTCTTTAAATCCCTTAAAACTATCCCAATCGTCAATTATAACATCTTTAATATCTCCACTTAATTCAGACTTAGGTGATAGCATATTCCAAAATAGACTATGATTATAAAAACCTCCAGCATTATTTTTAATAATATCTGGCTTAGATTTACAGCTTTTAATTAATGTTACAATATCAACTATCTTAGTTCCTTTAATTGCATCATTTAATTTGTTTATATAATTCTTATAATGTTTATTATAATGCTCATTCATCGTCTTACTACTAATAATTGGACTCAATGCATTAAGGTTATAGGGAAGTTTTGCAGGTTTATAGGTAGAGTTAGTAGCCTCTAGAATGTGTGATATTTGCTGATTAAATGTTTTCATAGGGATAAATTAAATAGCTCTTAGCTCTTTTATAGATTTAATTACATAGCTATTTTTAGCCTGGTTATATAAATCAGGCTGAACTTGTTTTAATCTATCGAAACTTATCATATATTTATTATATGTCAAATATGTTTTTATTTTTGAAAATGATTCTATAGGTTCAACACACTCAAAATCCCACCCATCTTTAATCTCTCGCTGCAATCTAGTGTATCCTTCTGCTCCTGACTTTTCGTAGCCATAATTACTATACCACAAAATTTTATCTGCATTTTTAGGAGTTGCTACGGTAAAAAATCCAACTCCTATGGGTCCCCACCCAGAAAAAGATTTTGGGTCGCTAACTGTAGATTGTAGACTATTAAATCCAGTTTGCCCTATTTGTGTTGAGCCTAAATTATATCCAACCGAATATGCACCGTGTGTATACTCTGGATTAGATGAAAAATAGACTGAACTCCCCCTAGCCTTAGCATCTTCACTTTTTGAAAATGGGTCTGGATCTTTGTGTCCTCTATACACTAGAGAACCGTCTCTGGGTAAAGAATCAAACCCCGCCTTTAAACTAAATCCGTAATATTTCATCACTGCATCTATTTGATTGTTTATATCGTAGCGGATATTGTCTGTAATACTTCCAAGGTCTGTGGTTATTCTTGGCTCAAATGCATCAGCCCGTCTTTTTTTATATTCTTCAACATCTTTTTCAATCTTGAAACCAATAACATTACCATCTTTATCTCTATTAAAGTTATATATATTTCCGTACGGTACTCCATTTCTTTTTTGAGCGATACCCTCTTCAAAAAATGTTTTAAACGGTACTATTTTAAAATTGCTAAGCATAGGCATGTGATATTTGCTGATTAAATGTTTTCATTAGGGGTTTCTTCTATGTCATTAGCGGCTTTTTTAAGCTGTTTCTTATTTAAGTTGTAAGCATAAGTAACAGGTATATATTGCTTAAATGATTCACTATTATTTATTACATAATAGATATCTCGCAGAGTTTCTTTGGTTAAATATACATTGCGTAAAAACAACGGGTCAACCCATTTAAATCTAGAGTGCTCATCACTTAATTTAACATGTTCAGTATTTGACATACAAATAAATAATTTAAAATTTAATTTATTTTGTATTTCAAGTATCTTACTAATATTAATATTAGTTTCTTCCTTAATTTCCCGCTTTAGTCCATCTACATAAGATTCTTTTACATGCAAATGTCCGCCAGGCAAATGCCAATACACACTATAAACAGGCTTTAGTAATAATACTCTACTATTATAGCATAATATGGCTTTTGATATTTGTTTTGTATCTTCCATATAACATATTTATGTTATAAAACATTAAACTCCGCAAGTCTTATCCCATGCAGAGATATGTAAACGGGTCAACCCAATGAAACCATATTTTTTAGCCGTTTCGAGAATAAATTTAGTACGTTCATGAAAGTTCTCCTGTGCATCAAGACCTGGCATAATAATTAACCGCTGTTGATCGATATGAAACGGTAATCTATATTGAGTAATAATTTCTTCTAAATCACTTTCATTTGAAATAACAAATTTAAACCAATAATTTTTATGTTCAACAATTCGTCGAAGTGCATCCGGTTTAATACGCTTAGATTCTGCCATACCTGAGTTATCTAATTTAGCAGAGCAATTAATTTGATTTAAATGATTGAATAATTCATCATTAATATAAAAAGTACCATTAGTTTCAATTTCACTATAGAGACTTGACTCAGGATATGTAAGCTTAAACCAATTTAGAAATCCAACAATAGCTTCTTGGTGAATAGGCATAGTTGGTTCACCGCCAGTCCAAATAATATGAACCCTGCCCCACTTAACCCATTCAAAAATACCTTCATCAATCCAATCTTGCACAATTTGCTCATAAGTAATTTTATTACCAAATAACCAAATCGGAGCTGAGTCGCAAGTCCAAGTTGCTTTGTCTTGCTGATGCAGATCACCAACAAACGAGCCCGAATCAATATTACCCTTACCAGTTTTGAGGATATTACTGATGCCTTCACTTGAGATACCACAACTTAAGTTACATCCCTTTAATCTAATAAAATAAGCAGGAAAACCTGTAGTAACTCCTTCGCATTGGATTGAGTAAAACTTTTCTGATACATTTAATTCATTTTTCATATGTTCATTATATATTATTTCCTTACCTATTAATCCAGATAAACTCAAATAAATAATATTGAATATGCAAACAACAAAAAAACCAAGAAAGCGTTCAGCTCGTTCTAATCGATATAATGATGACCGTGTTGACTATAATCTAGAGGAAGAAATTGCAAGTAATAGTGCTAAGACATGGAAAAATACGTTTAAAATTAAAAACTCGTTTAAATTAAATGATGTACACAGCTCATTTGTAAAATTACTTGAGCTTAAAGAGACTAAAATGGTGTTCGCTGATGGGCCCGCTGGCACAGGAAAGTCTTATCTGGCTGTACTTGCTGCTCTCGAATTGTTGCAATTAAAGAGTATTGATAATATTGTATATATCAGAAGTATTGTAGAGAGTGCATCTAGGAGCATGGGATCATTGCCTGGTGAACTACAAGATAAATTCATGCCCTGGGCACTACCATTAATCGAAAAACTTGATGAGCTAGTTGGACCTGTTAGTAGAACAGAGCTATTAAAAAGTGATGTTGTCAAATGCTTACCGGTAAACTTCGTACGTGGATTAACTTTTCGTAATTCACTAGTTATTGTAGATGAGGCTCAAAATTTAACGCATACTGAGCTTGTTGCTATCTTAACGCGATTTGGTGAAAATACTAAATATGTAGTTATTGGTGATACTAGGCAGAGTGATATTTACAATAAGTCTGGTTATTTAGGAATCTTGAATGTATTTAACGATGAACAGAGTCAAGATAAAGGTATTCACGTATTTAAATTCGGTGAAAACGAGATTGTCCGTTCTAAGATTCTAAGATTTATTGTGCAGAAGTTGGAGACAGTTCAGCAGGCTTACTCTGAATCTCAGGATTACAGAGCTCATAAGCAGAAATCGCACTCAACTCCCGTAGTGCCTCCTCAAATGACACCATACGGACAGTATCCCGAGGAATGGCAGGTAACACCTCTTTGTGATCACTAGAATTATTTAACTCGTTTAGTTTTTTATTGAGTAAACTAAAAACTGTATTTTCCAACTGTGCCGTTTTAGGGTCCCGCTCAAATGGCGGGACCCTAAAAGTTGAGCTATACATTCCGTTTTTTATTGGTCCAGAATTATTTGATACTTGTGTAGTATAAATATTTTGTAATTGCGGATCTGCGCTCATTTATTCACCCCAAGTTGTTCCTGCAAACCAATTACCTTTGCCAGGTGAGTTATTAGATCCGACATTAGCACCACGGCGTTGATTAGGCTCTGGTGTTGATACGGGAGCAGGAGTAGATACAGATGTCGGCTCAGGGTCAGGATTTGTATAAATATTAACATTTTCCCAGCTGCCATTTACTACAGGTACAGGTACTTCATCGAAAAGAAACTTCTCTGTATATTTAGCAAGAAGCTCGTCCCCACTAACTGCAGTAAGATTTAGGACTGTATTATCACATTTAGGTGAATAGATTGCAGAATTCTCTTCATGCTCAAACAATTCTACTGAAGATACCCAGCAGCGTTTATGAGTTCGATTCTGAACAAATTTATTTACAGTATTGTAACACCATTCAGCAAATTTTTCAATTCCAACAGCTGGCATAATCCGTAAATCGCACCCACCCTGTGATTGCAACAATTCAAAAGTTGAACGCAATGGATCATTTTCAGCAATACAGAGAGTGTGGTCAAATTGATATCCAAGAATAGACTTAATCTCCTTAAAGTCACCGAAATCAAAACACCAGTTATTTTTATCAACCTCTTTGCAGCTTATTGTAATCTTTGCAGATAGACGATAACCGTGAACATATTTGCAATGACTTTCAGCAGTAAATTGTCGAAATGCACAGCTGCCTAGTTTGATTAGTTTAGTAGAATTAAAAGTACTCATATTGTTATTATATGCTGATTCCTTAATATTTCAACTTTTACGATTATAATTTTGCATTTATGTAGTAAATATTTTTATGTCAAATATTAGAATTTCTGAATTAACAGCAGTTACCGACTTAACGTTAGATGGAGTTTTTCCTTTATCGCAGCCGGATGTAATTAATGATAACGTAATAACAACATACAAAACAACGTTACAGAAGTTTTTGATTTATTTTCCGCCCTATTTCCAATTGGATTAATTTTACCATATGGAGGAATTATTACGCCAACTATTTTAAATACTACGTTAAAGGGGTGGGTAGTATGTGATGGTTCTTCACTTGTAATATCAAATTACAATGCACTTTACGAAGCAATAGGTGATACATATGGTGTATCTACTAATACTAATAATTTTAAATTACCTGATTTACGTGGACGCACTTTAATTGGTGCTGGGCAGGGTGCAGGGTTAGGCGGAAATTATAACTTTGGTGAATCAGGTGGAGTTGAGAATGTTACACTTAATATTAATCAAATACCTCCACATACCCATCAATACGATAGAGGATTTAGTAATAAAAAGTTTGATTCAAAACTTAATAATCAATCTGCTCTAGACCCTCAGGGTATAAATGTTAGTTTCACTGGTTCAAATGGCGGTGGTGCTAGTCATCCCAACATGCAGCCCTACACTGTAATTAATTATATTATAAAGACTTAATCAATCTATAAGATGCGCGGCTTGCGAATAAAGTTGAATTAATTGATCGTTTGTTATGGCTGAATGATATGTTTTGAGCCCTTCGTTAAATTTCTTTTGTATTTCTGCATTAGCAGCTTTCGCAATCTCAGCTGTCAATGCTTGAATTTGCGCAGAGTCAGCGGCCGCATTACCTTTTTTGTTATCGTGAGTATCTTTTATGTACTTTTTAATAGCATCAGGTACCTGATAACCAGACTTAGAAGTAGTTTTTTTACCTAATAAATCCATTATATTCGCAGCAGAATTATCATGGGCCCCAGGCACCCAGGGTTTATTTGGCATGTGACCTGTTGCAATTTTTAACCATGGCTTAGCGGCATCCCACAAACTTTCATTAATTGTACTATTAAATGCTAATTTATAAATATTTTTTATATCATTTTGTGTACAACCATTATCTATGCAAAATGATTCAACGTACTCAATACTATTACAATTTATAATTAATTTTGTTATTGTATCTGTTTGCTTAATATCACGCTTTTCCTTTAAGTATCTCAGAGCTGCAAGTTTAAACATATCTACTTTGGATAATTTATTTTGCACAGGCTCTAACATTTTGTTAGGTACAATTATTACAGCACCGTTTTGCTCAAGAAATACTTTTGAAGAAGACCCATTTTCTCTTAAAATATATCCAATGTATCCTTGAAATTTACTAATGTTACCTAGATTTGAAAAAGCAGGATCAGTCTTTAGCTGTACTTTAACTAGTTTTTCTTTTAATGCTACTTGTTCGATTAAATTATTAAATGCTGACATACTAGTATTTATACGGAAAGCATATATAATTACTTTATGCAATCAAAAAATATTGGTAACGCGAACGGTAATGTTCCTCAGACTGACGAAGAGAAGAATCAAATTATTAAAAATGCTAGTATGGCATATGAACTGTTTATGGATGCTCTAAAGATTGATTGGAGAAATGATCCGAATAGTTCTGATACTCCTAATCGTGTTGCTAAAGCATTTGTTAATGACTTAATTTCTGGTTGCTACAATCCACCGCCTAAAATTACTGCATTTGAAAACGTAGATCAGTATGATGGAATGGTTTGTCAGAATAATATTAAAGTTGTTTCAATGTGTAGCCATCACCATGCAGCATTTACAGGTTTAGCTCACGTTGCATATATTCCGAGTAAAACTGGTAAAGTTATTGGTCTGAGTAAGTTAAATAGAATTGTAGATTGGTTTGCGAGGCGTATGCAGGTGCAGGAGAATTTAACTGCGCAGATTGCAGAGTATGTTAATAAAGTATGTGAAGACAATAAAGGAGTTGCTGTAATGATTGAATGTGAACATACTTGCTGCAGTAATCGAGGTATTAAGCACGACTCAACAATGAGAACTGCTCGTATGTCTGGTGCATTTTTAAAAAATTCGGATCAATCAAGAGCCGAGTTTTATAAGTTTGTCGAGTTCTCTAAAAAATAATCTACCCAGGGCAGATTATATCTTAATATAACTGTTACTCAATTTTTTTAGAAACTGCATTCCCAATAAGCATTTTTCAGGATCATGCTCTCTATCTCCCACTGAAAAGGTAATATTTTTATACACTTTTCCATGTAATTTAAAATCTAGCTTTATTAGAGGTCTATCTTCAATATGACCTGCACCAACATTAATTTGTATTTTACCTGCTAATTTGAATCGCACAGACTTATTACCTGCAGTAGTAAAACTTACAATATTATCACTTACTTTAATATCTGTGCCATGAATTACATTGTATGCAGTATTACCACTATCTATAATAGCCTGCACAGTTCCTATATTTTTAATGTAAATTTTCTCTCTAACATTAAAAATTGTAGCTTTCTCTGCAAAAAATAAATTAAACTTATTAATATTCTCTGCCTGATTCCGGTTCTTCGTCTTCTAGATTACAGTGATGACAATAGCCGTTTTTATCTACACAACCCTCCTCCCCGCACTCTGGACAGTCTTCACTATTATTAAAGTCATCATCTTTATAATCAACATCATCGGGATAGTCACCATCTTTAAACGAATGTCCGTAGTTATTTCTTGGGCTATCAGCATCATTGTGATAGTGATCCCCATATTCTGATTCATTATCTTCACTAGACTTTTGTTTTAAATAAGCCCTTGCCTCATCATCTGACATAGCAAGATATTTACGTCTTTCAGTTTCTTCACGTTGTCCACCTGGACTTCTCTCCCAAGCCTCTACAGGCGTCGGCCCCTCAGGCCTAGGTCCCAAAGAGCGTGGATTACCATGATGAGCCATCCATTCAGGTGTATAGCGTTTAGAAATATAATCACTAGACTCACTATTTTCTGATTCATTATCCATGCTGTGTCCGCAGTTGACACATTCACCATCATATATATCAGATTCGCATGTTGGGCAAGTTTCTGGTGCATTGTAATAGCTGGACTCATTATAAATACTTAAATAGCTTAAGATTAAATTATCGAAATCATTTTTCATATATGTATATTTATTAAGTCACGGGGTAAATTTGATTGAATTGTGACTGAATATATTGTAATAATTTATTTAAGTCAGAACTGTCGGATGCTATATAATCAATTAACCGTTTTAGTGATTCAGAGCGTCTACCCGCAGAAGATTTATCGGGCATATTAGCCGCTTTATTTGTAACAACTTCATTTTGATGCTTTAACAGCTCATTTAATATTCCAATTATAATATTAACTAATTCACTTTTATTTGTTTGCTCACCATTATTTGCATCTCTACTTGTCTGCCCGGTTGGATAAATTACGTAAAATTGTTCTTGAATATGTGTTATTAAATCATTTAATTTTGATGTAGCTAAATTTTCGGATGTAGTAGTGTTAATTAATTTAGTAAGTTCTTTTGCTCTAAATTTAGCTGATTTTTTTTCTTCTACCTCAGATGAGCTATTAACAATAACTTCATTTTGGTGCTTTAATAACTCGGCTAATATTCTAGTAATAATACCAACTAATGCAATTTTATTTGAGTCATTTTCAAGCTCTTCAGTCTTACCTGATTTGTCAACTTCTTCAGGAGTAGGTGGTGGGGTCTGTGGAGCCTGAGCTGCATCGGGTTGACCCGCATTAGGTTGCGGCATTGCTGCATCTGGTGGTGCTCCGGGAGGTTGAGCAAAAGCAGGGTCATCGGGACCAGCTTCATTAAGAGCTTCATATGCTTTGCCGAGTATATTATAAAAGGGTGTTAATGTTTTTTCTAGCTTAGGTGTTTGTAGACTAGCAAGCATTTGTTTTATTTTATCTGTTTGCTGTAGCTCTTTTATTTGATTTAAAAATCCAGGTTTGTCGGGGTGAGTGTCGGGCAAATTATTAACTGCGGCCTGCAACTCAGTAATTTTTGCAGTATTATCAACAGGAGCTGGAGCAGGTGCAACTGATGAAACACCGGTTGGCTTAGGAGCAAGTACCTTTGCGGGAGGAGCAACAACCCCTGTTGTAGCAGCTGGTGAAATCATTGCCTCTGCTATTCTTGTTAATGTTTGGTTAAATTTCATAATTTAATTGTAATATTATTTATACTAAATGTACGCAACCATTGTCACCAGTAATTGATTCTTTTTTACTATAATGCCAAATTAACTTATACCCTTCTGTTGTAAGGGCGCGTTTCTCGCAAATATAAATACCATGATGTACCTTAACATGACAGTTACTACATAAATTCGCAATATTTGTAGGGTGATTAGCATTTTTAATTTTACGTCCATTGATGTGATGTTGATTTAATATTTGATTTTCTCCACAAATTTCGCATACAGCATGTCCAGTAGAGTTAAAAAATCGCTTTAAGTACTTACTCATTTTAAATGAATGCAGGTACTTTTTATGTAATTAAATTTACTCTTTAAAATTTTTAATGAATATTGATCCACAAACTTTTTCAATCTTGCTAATTTTCTATTTTTTTCAAGTATACGTTTAATTTTGAATAATAAGTTATTATCTTGTTTACTTGCGAAAATATAATATATTGGGATTTTTTTTATAATTGCAGAAAATAAATTATAAATCTCTGCTTGTGTAGCTTTAAATGTTTCGCACAATACGTCAAAATTTATATTTTCTTCAATAATTAATACATTCCTTAAATTCGCGGGTAATTTTGTATAATTATCAAGTATGTTTGAAATTATACAATGTGCTATAATTGATTTATTGTCGGAACTATTTATTGTAGATTTTAAGTTATACATTCTAAAGTAATCCAATATATCCTTTTCAATTTTTTGTTTATATAAAATATTAAAACAAACTATATTAATATTATAATCAGTAAATTCTGTCTTTATCATTTTTTCCTCCCTCAAAACAATTGTAGCTAATAAAATTTTAAAGTCAACTACTAAATTATAACATTTTTAGGTTTTTTACCTATTCGCAAATTTAATATACCATTATAATATTGTTCACTTAATAGTACTTGCCTGTTTATTTGCTCAACAGCCTCGTAGTAGCTCATTTCCCACTTGCATGCACAAAACCTTAAAATGTCAAATGTAAATTGAGATTTCGTATACTTTATTATGTCTTCATTTAAGTCATTGCTACTCCCAGTATACTCTTTCCAGTTTGTCTCTTTTATACTATGTCTTTTATTTTTTTTACCTTTGAGAGGTTGCTTTTTATGTACGCAAGTCATTAATTTTTTACCAACATACATTTTACCATTAGCATTATTGGTAATTAAATAAACAAATCCAAATGGCTCAACTGGTATTGGTTGTAGTGTTTGCCAGTGTCCTAAATCCATAATTACATTTTAATAAAACTGCGTCGTTGCATTGGTGTTTTACCTTTGCGCTTACCTTTGCGTTTTTTGCCAAGTACTTTAGGTAGTCTACTATCACCTTTAGCATAAAAATCTGTATTTGGTACATCACCCCCGTGTCCAATTGCAGCTGCTGCTCCTAAGCTACCTCCGCCAACAGTAGAGTCTTCAATAAAAAAATTTTTAAATGTCTTAATCATTATTATTAATTATTTATACAACACATCAATTAGATTGTATTGTATAGTAAGTTAATCAACTGTAAAAGGTGGATTTACCTAAAAAAGTAGCTATAATCGTCTTATCATGGAATTGCTACAAAAATATATTAAAGAAATTGAGCAAGATTTAAAAATTGATGAATTTAATGTTAAAGAAGTTCAAATGAATGCACCTGGTAAAAAGCATTTCTGGATTTCGCGATTAATAAATCACAAAGTTGAGTTAAATAATCTTAAAAATGAGAAAAATACTACTCGCAAAACCTTAATTGAAAGAGTATCCGAAAATAGCCCAGTAACTTTAAGCTTTGCTGCACTAGAAAAAACTGTAGATAAGACTGATGAGATTGAACGCTTAAATTTTAAAATTAAAGAGAATGAAATATTAATTGAATTTTTAGAAAAAACTGAAAAGGTCTTTTCATCTCTAACATTTGATATTCGCAACATTATAGAAATTATTAAAGTAGAAAACAATTAATATGATAACGTTTAACTACGATAATAAAAAAGGGAAGGGTATAATTTTTGGAGATGAGTTTAGCAAAATTAGAGAACACTTTAGTGTACCAAACCCAGCTGCGAAATTTACTAGAGGGTATAGTTATATTCCTAAGCGTTTATATGCTATTACACCTACTGGTCAGTTTAATGTTGGGTTAGCAGGCGAAATTGAATTGTATATTAATAGTCTGCCTGAAGCAATATTAATAGACAAAACCGAGTCCTTTGTCTCAGCATATCGTCCTCCACTGTCTTTGTTATCGAGAACTAAGTTGAATATAGAGCTACGTGATTATCAGACTGATGCAATTACCCAATGTGTACGCAATGGTAGAGGAATTGTAAAATTAGGAACAGGAGCAGGCAAAACTCTCGTAATTGCTTCTTTAATTGAAACATTTTATGCAGCAAATAAATTATTGCGCATATTAGTAATTGTGCCTGATTTAGGATTAACAACACAGACAAATAATGACTTTATTAATTATGGTGTCAACTTTACGCACTCAATATGGACAGGCTCAACAGCTCTCGATCAAGAAACAAATGTCTGTATAGTTAATTCATCTAATTTGCAGAGTAAATTTGAAGACAATGAGTGGATTCAATATGTAGATGCAGTTATTGTAGATGAAGCACATAAATGCGGCTCTTCTACAAAATTAAGCAAAATAATTAGCAAAATTAAAACTAATTATAAATTTGGATTTACGGGAACTTTGCCAGAGTCTCTTATCGATAAATGGAATATACTTGGTAAGATAGGTCCAGTATTAATTGATATGTCATCCTATGAATTAAGAGAGGGCGGATTTTTATCGGATGTTAAAGTCAAGGTATTTAATATACAATATAATACTAAGCCTGTTTATGTTAAGTCCGGATCAACAACTGCAAATTACCTTACAGAGTTAGATTTTTTAAAGAATAGTTGTTATAGAAATAACGTAATTAAGTCAATTTGTAATAATTTTAATCAAAATATTCTTATATTGGTTAATCATATTGACCACGGTGAAAAATTATTTCAATTATTAACAGACAACTTGAATAAAAGTAAGAGTATTTATTTTATTCGCGGTGAAGTTGATGTTGAGGAGCGCGAAAAAATAAAAAACCTAATGGAGTTGCAGCAAAATATAGTTTGTATAGCTATTAGTGCTATATTTTCGACAGGAGTTAACATAAAAAACATTCATATGATTATATTTGCAGCTGGCGGTAAATCTTTTATTAGAACTGTACAATCTATTGGACGCGGTCTACGATTGCATGAAAATAAAGTTAATCTTCAAATTATAGACATTTCTGATAATTTAAAATATGGAAAACAACACAGTGACCAGCGCATAAAAATATACGACAAAGAAAAAATTAAGTATACTAATCATAATTTACAATCTTCAGTTGAGTAATAGCAAATCGATGCCACATTATAATAAATGAAAAAGAAAGCAATAAAAGAACCAGATATTGATGGTATACCTAAAGTCAAAAAAATAAAAATTACTGAATTTTATGTCAAACCGGAAGAATTTAAAGATGCAATTCGAAATTATTATGATACCGGTAAAGGTGAAAACTATTTGGGTGATTGTTTAAATAAAATTGCTAACAGATTAAGCTATTATCCATCATTCATTAACTATTCGTATAAAGATGAAATGATTGGTGATGCAATAGTAAAAATGTACAGTGCATTAATTCGTAAAAAGTATGATATGCTAAATGGGTCAAATCCTTTTAGTTATTTTACTACGATTGCTATTAATGCATTCATAAATCGAATTAAAAAAGAAAAAAAGCATCACGACACATTAACAAGGTTCCGCGAAAGTAAATATGAAGAGTACATAACATCTGGCAATTCAAATATCTATATTAAGCCAATAAATAACGATTATAGTGAAAATTCTGATGATGTGTAAGGAATCTCTTTATTATAGAAGAGATGCAGAATTTTTTTAACAGCAAACAAGTCGCAATTTTTTCAGATATCCACTTAGGAGTACACAAAAACAGCTCTTTTTGGCATTCAATTTCACTTGATTGGGCAGATTGGTTTATTTCAGATTTAAAATCCCGCAATATAACAGATATAGTGTTCTGCGGAGATCTTTTTCACGTAAGATCTGATATATCTGTTAGTACTTTACATGTTGGTACTAAACTTCTTGATAAATTTAAGGATTTTAATCTAGTAATCATTATTGGTAACCATGATTGCTTTTTAAAGGATAGTTCCGCTATAAATTCCGTCTCGCAATTTAAAAATTGGAGCAATATTACTGTAATTGACACTATTACAGTAATTAAATCACACGATAAAACATTTGCATGTGTGCCTTGGGGTGTAAAATTGGATGAAATACCAAATTCGGACGTAATTTTCGGGCATTTTGCTATTAATTATTTTAAAAATAGCGCATATTACATTTGTGATACTGGGGAAAATGCTCAAGACCTTTTAAGTAAGACAAAATTCGTAATTACGGGTCACTTTCATTTAAGAGATGATAGGAAATTTACAGATGGCCGGGTGCTATACGTAGGTAACCCCTTTCAAATGGATTTTGGAGATGCTAATACCTCAAAAGGCTATTATATTTTAAATACAGATAATTTAGATACGGAATATATTGAGAATACAATCTCGCCTAAGCATTATGTCTTAATTTTATCAGAATTAGTAGCAGAGACTACCCTAACTGAAAATGTATTAAGTAGTATTAAAGGTAATTTTATTAAATTAAAAATTAATATGCGTATCTCTACTGAAGATACTGATATTTTAGTAACTAAAATTAAACAATACAATCCAATTTCAATAGTTATTGAGTATGAAGGTAATTATTGTGATTATAATATTAATTGTGAGAGAAAAGACTTATCGGGTATTGATATTGAGCAAGCAATTATTGAATTCGTCGAATTAATGGACATTAACAATAAACCAGAGATTATTAAGCACACAACTGAATTATACAAATCATTAAGTAAATGAAAAAAATAAATTTTAACAATATTAGTATACGTAATTTTTTATCTATTGGTAATGAGCCAGTAGTAATTAATTTTACACCAGGTCTACATATTATTACAGGTATCAATAGAGATAAACCCGATAGACGCAATGGTATTGGTAAGACGAGCGTAGTAGAATCAATTTACTTTGCTATTTTCGGTAAAACCATTCGAGATATTCGCAAGGATTTAATTACTAATAACTGTAGCAATGAATCATGTGAGGTTATTTTAAACTTTACTGTAAATGAATTAGGTTCAACTGACTCTTATACGGTTACAAGGACTTTAAATCCAACTAAACTGTATTTGTATAAAAATGGCAAGGATGAGACTAGGGACACAGTAAAAAACACTGAAGCTGACATTGCGAGTATTTTATCTGCAACACCAAATATTTTCGAAAACTGTGTAGTAATGACATTAAACGGAACTACCCCGTTTATGGCTAAATCAAAAATCGAAAAGCGTAAATTCATTGAAGGTATTTTTAATCTTGAAATTTTTAGTGAAATGCTATTAAAGGTTCGCGATAATTATTCGTCCGCAAAGCGTGTTTACGAAATAGAGCTTACTAAATTAGAGGAGCAAATTAAATCGTATAATATTTTCGATGAACGCAAACAAAAAACTATTAAATCACAGCAAGATAAAATTGCTGATTATACAAACCGGCAAATTAATAATGCAAAAGAAATAGAGGAACTAAATCTAAAGAATACTAAACATTGCGAACAAGATCTAAATGATGTAATAAAGGAATTATCCAAATATGATGATGGTATTAATAAATGCGATCAAAAAATTGAACGATTAAATGAAGTAAAGCTTAGTAATAATATTTTAGCTACTCAAAAAGATAAAGAGCTTAAAAATATTGGAACAAATAAGGATAAATGCCCCGTATGCTTGCGAAGCATTAAAGAGCATGATATAGACCATATTAATAATGAAAAACAATCTCTAATAGAAGAGCGTAATAAGTATTTGGAAGCAGTTATTAGCTCAAATAGCGATATTGAAATTACTCGCTCACAGAAACTTAAAATAAAAGCGCATTTAAATAAATTACAAGAGCGTATTAGTCAGATTAAAATTGAAAATGCTGAGAAAGTTAATACTGAAAATCGTATAAATCAATTAAACACCTGGCAACTGCAGCTAAAAGAAGATATTAATAATATCAACAATACAAATACAGAATTTGATGACCTTTTAGTAAATTTAAATAAAGAAATTGACAGTATTCGGAATAATACAAACAAATATCGAACTAATTTAAATTTACTCGAGACTGTCAAGTATATTGTATCTGAAGAAGGCGTCAAGACTTATATTGTCAATAAAATACTTGAATTATTTAACAGTAAAATATCACTATACCTCAAAAAGATGGACTCGAATTGCTCTTGCTACTTTAACGAGCTATTTGAGGAAGAGATTATTAATGATAAAAATAAAATTAGTTCATATTTTAATTTTAGCGGAGCAGAACGTAAGAATATTGATTTTGCTTGTCTATTTACCTTTATGGACATGAGGAGACTACAGGGTAATGTCTCTTACAATATTAGTATCTATGATGAATTGTTTGATTCTAGTTTAGATGAAAAAGGCGTAGATATTATCACAAATATCCTAAATGAACGTGTACAAAATTACAATGAATGTGTAATGATTATTTCGCATAGAAAAGAAAGCGTTAATATTGCAACGGGCGAGGTAATCTTTTTAGAAAAAAAAGATGGTATTACGACAAGACTTGATTATACTGATGAAAATGTAAATACATTATAATTCATGTTTACTCCTACTATAAATCGAACACCATTTAATTTAAACATATCGCCACAAACAGTAGCGCCTGCGCCTATCCCTCCACAAGCACCAGAAACGCCTAGAATGGTGCAATATTGGGCTGATGCTAGCGGTTGCGGTGCATGGAGAATGGCTTGGCCCTCTCATTTGCTAAATTTTCACGAAAAGGCTAATGTACAAGAAAGTACAGTAATGATTGCAGAGCCTAGATGGTATACTAATACAAAAGTAGTTAGAGTACAAAGTCAAGCAACGCCACATCAATTAGAATTTATTAAGTATCTCAAGCAAGTACAGCAAGAGCATGGGTTTAGGATTGTTTATGAGGTTGATGATGTAATTTTTAGAGAAGACATTCCAAATTACAATAAGTTTAAATTTGCTTTTGAGTCTGATGAAATTCGAAATTCAGCACTTGAAATTATTAGCTTATGTGATGAAGTTACTGTAACATGTAACTTTATGCGAAAATATTACCAAGAGAAAACTGGTAAGAGTGAGATTACGGTCATTCCTAATTTTCCTCCGCAATGGTGGATGGGTAACTTCTTTAATATTACTCGACTTGAGCAAGGATTTAACTTAAACCGTAAGCGGCCACGTATTCTATATGCGGGCTCCGGTGCTCACTTTGATGTAGACAACAAAACAAATCAAAGAGATGACTTCGAACATGTCATTGATGCAATTATTAATACGAGACACAAGTATAAGTGGGTATTTTTAGGCGCATATCCAATGAGATTGGATCCATATATTCGTAATGGTGATCTCGAATTTCATCCATGGCAAAGAATCTACGAATACCCTAAAAAGATTGCAAGCTTAAATGTGCAAATGATGGTAGCACCACTACAGAACAACAATTTTAATAAAGCAAAGAGCGATTTAAAATTTATTGAGGGATGTTGCTATGGTATACCTGTTGCATGTCAAGATATGTGCACTTACAAGGATGCAGACACTAAATTTAACACGGGGAGAGAGATGATTGACTGCATTGATAGGGAACTATCACACCTAAAGACCTATAAAGAGAAGGCATACGCCCGGAGACTGATCGCAGAAGACAGGTTTCTTGAATTAGATAAAAATATTGATTGCTACCTTGAGTTAATTAACCATCCATATGGTAGTGATCAGCGGGTGAATTTAAAGCGGTATAATTAAGGAAACACAATACAATAATTGCATGGTTGGATATAGAAATGCAGTTTATAATGCGAAAGAGCAAACGTTTGAAGTATTTACTTGGGCTGAGACTGGTGAGCGAGTAAGTTATGTCTCGAAGTTTAATCCCTATGTGTATATTGAGGATAGTAAAGGTGCCGACTTAAGTATCTTTAATACTAAGATCCGTAAAAAATCATTTAATACATATTTCGATAAATTGAAGTGGATTAAAGAGACTGGGACGAAGAGATTATTTGAAAATTTCAATCCTGTGCAGCAATCGCTAATCGATATGTATGGTGATTACAATGATACAGAAGACTTTGTTAAATTTCCGTTAAAGATTTATTTTTTCGATATTGAAGCTGTTGCGCCGACTGGAATGGGATTTCCTAGTCCAGAAAATGCAGCATATCCGATTAACTTGATCAACGTCTTTGATAGTATTGAAGAGGTATATTATGTTTGGGGTACAGGGGAATACAAACCTAAGCAGAAAAATATTAAGTACTTTAACTGTGCTACTGAGATTGACTTGCTGACGGATTTTGTTGAGTTTATTCGAAAGAATCCTCCCGATATCTTAAGTGGCTGGAATAGTACCTTCTTTGATATTCCATATATTGTAAATCGTATCAGGAATATATTAGGTGCTAGTGCAGTTAATGATCTATCACCGGTTGATAGAGTATATTCAAGAACTTTTATGAATAGCTTTGGTAGACCGCAAATTCAGTGGTATATTGAAGGTATTTCGTGCGTGGATTACCTAGATATTTACAAACGATTTAGATTTAAAAATCAAGAATCATATCGTTTAGATTTTATTGGAGAGACTGAATTAAATGAACGAAAAGTTGATATTGGCGATAAAGATTTGTATCAGTTAATGGAAACTGATTGGAATACATTTGTTGATTATAATATTCAAGATGTAAATCTTTTAGTTAAGCTAGAAATTAAGTTGCAGTATATATCTTTGCTGAGAATGTTAGCATACATGGGGCTGACTACGTTTGAGGGTGCAATGGGTACATTATCTGTAATTACGGGTGCATCAGCTATTAGGGCAAGAAAAAATAACTTACATATTTCAACTTTTATTAGAAGTGACGTAGAAGGTAAGAACCCAGGAGCATTTGTTGCAGAGCCTCAAAAAGGATTTCAGAAAAATATTGTAAGTTTTGATGCAAACTCTCTATATCCGAACGTCATGATTAGTTTAAATATGTCTCCTGAGACTAAAGTGGGTAAAATTATTGAGAGTGACGATAATCACATTACTGTTAGACATGTAAATGGTCAGATATTTAAATTGACTAGAGATAAGTTTGTTAAGTATCTTAAAACAGAAGATATTGCAGTATCAAAAGCAAAGATTTTGTTCTCGCAAAAAACTAAAGGTATTATGCCTGACTTAGTAGATTTTTATTATACAGAACGTAAAAAGATTCAAGCAGAGCTTAAAAAATGTAAGAATGAAGAAGTAGAAATTATTCAAAAGCTTAAAGCTATGGAATTGAATTAAACTGCTTAATAACTCTATTTTTACCTTCTTTAACTTTCTCTACATCATTAATTGCCTTTTGTTTATCAATTGCTTTATCCCGTTTAGAGGAACCAATATTTTTATCCATTAACTCGGCATATTTTGAAATAAAGGTGGAATAATAATTTTGTAAACTCTTTATATGCTCAAGATGACCTTTTCCGAAGAGTTTATTTTGTTCAAAACTTTTACCTAGACCCTTTACAGCTTTAAGTAATTTGAGAGCAGTAATATTATTAACATCTACACCTCTATTTTGATCCAACAGCGGGTCAACTTTTATTTCATTTGCGGGTATAGAACTACCTATTTCTGCCATTAAAATATCATATGCAAAAGTGCTAATATTTGTACTAATAACTTCTATTTTGTAATTAGATTTAGTATTTGCATAATTCATTCGTTTGCCATAAGATATTTTTACTTGTACTCCACTATCCTGTATGCTAGCAGTTAATGTGTCACCAAGTGCTGTAAATATTTTACCGTAAGCAGCCCCCTTTAATCCTCGTTCAGGAGTTAATCTTGCTTTATACCAGGCTTTATTTTTCTCAGTGCAAAAAAGTAAATCAACTTGGACGCACTCATTGTTCTCTGTGATAAAAATTGGATGACCTTCTTTACTATCTCTATGAATATTTTCGGGTTTTGTTTCTTTAATAAAACTTTGAAATAATTTGTTCCAATAAGATCGTGATCGTCCTGGAGTGCGCTCATTACCATCGGGTGTAATTATTAATATATCTATATCACCGTATACAGTAGATTCATCATCTTGCTCATAATATGCAGAACTACCTAGTGGGGAGTCTACCTCAATTGGAAATTGCCCATAATTATTTTTTGTCCAGTGATTAAAATCAGCTACAACTTTTTTTATTTCAATTAATATTTTACGAATCAATGGTGGGTGTATTATAGTACCTTGAGTAATCGCATTAGACCACCCGCCCTCCCTCAAAAGTGTAAAATAACGTAGAAAACTAATCATTCAATTATTTAGACAGCAGGAAACAAATTAAAATATAAATGTGATTAAAAATAATTTAGATTCTTTAATTAGCCTCAAAAGTAAAGAACAACAGATCTTTGTTGCTCTGTCTATGGGAGTTGACAGCCTTGCAGCTTTCTTTTACTTGCAAAAACTTGGATATAATGTCACTGCACTACATTTTAATCACAAGTTGCGTAAACAGAACGATTTAATGGAAAAAAAAGTAAAAGATTTAAATATTAAACACCATATTGGTTATGGAAAGAATTTAAAATCAGAAAAGAGCTGTAGAGATGCTCGATTAAAATTTTTTGGCGAAATTGCACACAATAGTATTGTAATTACTGGTCATCATCTGGATGATTATGTTGAGAGTTATATTTTAAATTGTTTTAGGGGCCATGCAAATTACAGACCAATTAAATTAGTATCAGACTTCAATACATTTAAAATTGCTCATCCCTTTTTATTAACAGAAAAGAAAGATTTTATTAATTTTGTAAATAGGTGGAAGAATGGATACTTAAAAGACTTTGTGACTGAGGATGAAACTAATAATCAGATTAAAGGATCGAGGCGTAACTGGATTAGAACAGAAATTATTCCATCAATGCAACAACAGAAAGTAAATCTAAAGAAACATTGTATTTCGTTAATCACAAAAGATATCAAGGAATTAAATTATAATAAATTATGAATAAAGAACAGTTGTTAGCTCGTCAGAAAGAGCTGAAGGATAAAATTGAGCGGCTTAATACAAAGCAGCATTGTATTAAGGTTTTTATTAATAGCGTGTATGGTTTCTTCGGAAACAAGCATGCTTCTTTTGGTGATGATGATATTGCAGCATCAATTACTTTGACTGGTCAAGCTGTTATTAAGCAAGCAGCAGAATTAAGTGCGGAATTTATTAATACAAATTACAATTTGAATATAACTGCTTCAGAAGTAAGGACTTACGGGGATACCGATTCTTTATATATTAGTCTGAACAAGATACCAAATCTAAATTTTTCGGAGAACGGTAAAATTACTAAAGAGACGTATTCTGTTGTAGATAAGATTGAGAAATATATTAATAGTGGTATTGCTAAATGGGCGAAAAGTTCACTAAATTCAAAAGATAGTCGATTCTTATTTAAGCGCGAGTCTCTTGCTGATACAGGAATATTTCTCGAAAAGAAGCGATATGTTTTGCATGTATTAGACGATGAAGGAATTAATTGCGATAAGTGGAAATATACTGGGGTAGAAGTTGTTAGAACTACAATGCCAAGAGCAATTAAACCATATGTAAAGAGTATTATTGAGAATATGCTGACTACTCACTCTCAGAGTAGTACGAATAAAATCTTAATGGATGCATATAATACATTTAAGAGGCTAGATATTAAAGACACTGCTTTTACTTCTAGTATTAGAAATTATGATAAATATGCTAGTAAATGTAGTGAATTTAAGACTTCATTACGGATGCCATGTCATGTTAAAGCAGCATACTTTTATAATTTGATTCTCAAAAAATTAAATCTAGATACTAAGTACGAATCAATTGCAGATGGTGATAAGATCAAGTATATTTACGTAGAGAAACCTAACAAGTATGGTATTGATGCAATTGCATTTAAGTATAAATTTCCCGAAGAACTAAAAAGTATCTTTACACCAGACAAGGAGAAGATGTTCAATAAAATTGTTTACTCTTGTGTGGAACGTTTTTATGAAGCTGTAAACTGGGTACCTAGAAAGCCATCTGAAGCTGTGCAGACAGATTTGTTTGATTTATTTGGAATTTAATTCTTGATTATTTAATAAACCATATTAATCTATACAAGATGAAAAAAATCGTATTTATTGACAATGTTGGGCGGACTATTCTAGCCCAGGAAATTAGCCGCAGTGAAACTAACCTTGTAGTTAAGGATCCAGCAATGATTCATGTTGCTCAGACTCAAAATGGTCAATTGCAGGTTCAATTGATCCCTTTGTTCTTCCGTGAATTCTTATCTGCAAGTAGCCAGGTAACCGGAACCAGTTGGTCGTTTAATCTCAGCCAGATTTCTCTTGCTGTTAATGACCTTGAAGTAGAGTCTAAGCTTAATGAACAGTATGACCGAGTCTTTACTCAGTCTCTGATTATCCCGCCATCCGATCCTCAAATTATTAAGTTATTTGAGGACTAAAAATGTTTAACCAAGAACACACACACATGAATAAAAATGCATATGAAATTAGACTAGCTGTATTAGCTATGGCTCGTGATGACATTAATCAACTGTTTGCTAGTAAGATGCAAACGTTAATTGATGAGCAACAACGCAGTGAAATTGGTCAGGGTAGGATTTCCCCGCTTATTCTAAATGAGGTTGTTATTGAAACTCTCTTTCCGAAGACGGCTGATATTATTCAACGAGCAGAAGAATTGTATAAGTTTGTATCAGATACAAAATCTTGTTGCAGCTAGCAATTAAAGATTAAGCAGTATTAAAACCGCATATAATAATATTATATGCGGTTTTTTATATAAAAATAAGGAAAGATAATATTATAAACGTATGAATAAAGATATAATGTCGGCTTTGAGTATTTTAGATGAAAATAATCCATATGCTTGTTTTTTAAAGAACTCTACTCTATCAATTGTTGGCGATGATGACTGGATCGATACTGGTAGTTATGTACTAAATGCTATTATTTCAGGTAAAATTAAAAACGGTGGTATTCCAAAGGGTCGAGTAACAATGTTATACGGTGAGAGCATGGTTGGTAAATCATTTTTCGTACAACAAATTCTTGCATCTGCTCAGCGCAAAGGACTAATTCCTGTAATTTTTGATACAGAGAATGCTATTGACTGCGAAGGAGCTGAGCGTCTTGGATTAGATACGAGCAAAGTAAAATATATTCCAACATTCAATATTGAGAAATGCCGAAATGATATCTTTAAATTCTTAACAAATGTAAAAGAAAAGGGGTTAGAAGGCAAATTTATTATTGCAGTCGATTCTTTGGGTAACTTAGAAAGTCAAATGGAATCAAATCGGATGGAGAAAGAATCTTCAAGTATGGATATGGGTACAAGGGCACGAGCAATTAAATCATTATTGCGAACGGCTACGCAGTTAAGTGCACTGACAAAGACGCCAATTATTTTTACTAACCATTTATATGATAATCCCGGTGAATTGCATCCATCGTTAGTAAAGACTATGCCAGGTGGCAAAGCATGTGTGTATATGCCGAGTATTAGTGTACAGTTAATGCGAAAGCCTATTAAAGAAGCAGACTCTAAAGGTAAGGATCAATTAGCAACATTGCAAAGAAACTATGTTGGTATTGTTATTAGAGCATTGACTGCAAAGAACCGATTTATTAAACAATATCTTGAGGGTGATATTTATTTATCATTCAATACAGGACTTGATAAATACTATGGTTTATTGGAAATAGCAGTTGGTATGGGGGTTATGGAACAAACGGGTTCTACATATGTGTATAAGGGGAAGAAGATGGGGTATGCAAAGTCCTTTCAAGATGATGCAGTATTCTGGGAGAGTATTATTCCAGAAATCGAAGCAAAGATGCTTACAGAATGGAAGTATGGAGTTAATCAAGACTCAACCGATGAACTAACTGACGATGAAGATGAAGTAGAATCTGATGACGTAGCAACAACCAAGTAATTTATGACAAACACAAACGAAGTAATTAATAGCATCCTAAATGAGTTCAATAATACTATTTCGACAGTTAATGTTGATGGTAATCGACTCTTAATTAATTTTAAAAATTCAAGGAAACTCTATATTAATGATTGGGTGAATATGGATAAACAATCAATTATGAATACTGTGCGAAATTCAGTCATTACAGAGAACAATTCAACAGGGAGTATACTATTAAATGAATAAAGTAGTTATACCGTTTAGTGGTGGAATGGATAGTACAGTCTTGTGTTATCTTGCTTCAGAGAAGTTTAAAGAAATTCATACATTAACTTTTGATTATGGTCAGAGACATCTCAAAGAGATTGATTGTGTTGATTACCATATTAATGCTTTGAAAGCAAAAGGTATAGAAATTACTAATAAAGTAATTGATGTACAATTTCTTAAGGAGCTTGTAAGGACTAGCTCGCTTTTAAATGATGACATTGCAACGCCTAATGTAAAAGATATTAAAGGTGAAGCGCAACCTAATACATATGTTGCAAACAGAAATATGGTGTTCATAAGTATTGCAACTGCATATGCCGAGGCATTAGTTTGTAAGAATGTATATATTGGATCTGCTCAAGCTGATAGTTTAGCAGGTTATTGGGATGGTTCGCCCGAGTTTCTTGAGAGTGTTAATAATCTAAACCTACTTAATAGAAAAAATAATGTTAATGTATTTGCTCCATTAATTAATATGAGTAAGAAGGATATTATTCTCGAAGGAGTCCGATTAGGAGTAAACTTTGAGAAGACTTGGACTTGTTATGCTGGTAATAACTTATCTGATGCAACAACTGCAAGTAGTAGTTTAAGACTCCAAGGGTTTATTGAAGCAAAGCTAAAAGATCCATTAGTATATTTGCAGCAAGAAGCAATAAACGTGCAATACATTAAGCACGATTGTAGAGAAATATAATTTTACTGTTTATTATACTTTTTAAAAGTATAATTTTACTGTTTATTATACTTTTCGTTGATGCGATATTGATGCTGTCTGCGCTGTCTATAATTTTCAGCTAGTAATTGATTTTGTTTAGTCTGAGAAATTTTTACCTCTTCTTTATAATTATATTCGCCATATTCAGAAGGATAGGGCATAGATGAATGCTCAGAATTTTCGGGTCTAGGATCGATATTAAAATCAGGTTTACTGTCAGGTGTATTTTCACTCGCACGGAGACCTTTTCTAAAGGATGGTCCAAGTTTTGCACTAGTTGTAACTTCTTTAATAGCATTTTTATATGCTTTGTAAACAAACACAGCTATTCTTGATTCCTCTTCATTATCACTATCAACAATATCTAGAATAGTTTCTGCAAATGCTTCTTCACCTCTAACTATACTGCTCTCAAGTTGATCCATAACCTGTTGTAGGGTCGACATCTCAATGTCTTCTCCTTGGAGATTGTAACTAAGTCGTGCAAACATTACAGGTAAAATATAATGTAATAAATCTTCTGGTACCTCAGTTTGATCTATAGAATCTACAATTTTTTTGACATCAGCATCAAGTTTATTTACTCTTGCTTCTGAAATTTTCTGCTGTCTTGTTAACTCAGCAATGGCTAGTTCTTTTCTTTTAGAAGCAGCTTCATCATGAGGTTTTGTTAAATCAAGAGCTACTAACTTTCTTAACATAGTAGAATCATCTTTAATATCTTCTGCTAACTTTAATAAGTCTCTATCTGCTTTAGCTTTAATTTTAGGTGGTAGAGCCATATATACATTAACTCTACAATGTCGGTTTGGAAATGGCGGATCTGTTAGCCAGGAAAACCCCTCTTTTCGAATCATGCAAAATACAGTTTCACGGGGAGTTCCGCGTAACATAACAATTTCTTTCCTCATGAGAAAATCGTGTATTAATTGCTGCATTAACTCGACTATTGGCATACCTTGTTTACGCGCCATTTCGAGTATAGGGCCGCTTAAAGATTTATTTGTCCAGCCGGGACGATTTAAAATATTACTCATACAAGTATTTATAAAAAAAATATAGTTTTTTAACGGAAAACATATACAATATTAGTAATTATGTGTTCAATTTATGGGTCTGCAAATCAATCAATGCTCGAAATATTACATTCAGCAACAATCTTTAGAGGTGAATATGCTTTTAGCTTGTTATCTATATCTAATAAAAATTCGCTTAAAATTATTAGACAAAAAGATCATCCAGAAGAAATTAATTTGAGCAAAAATACTAAATTTGCGTTAGGACATAATCAAGCACCTACAAGCGCACAAAGAGAGTACCTTGCATTAACGAGTCATCCCTTTAGATCAGGTGATTGGATTGTAGGCCATAATGGCGTTATTACAAACTCAAAAGAACTAACTGAAACATATTGTAAATGGAATAAAAGCCCGGTTGATAGTGCAGTAATTCCATCACTATTAAATCAATTTAGTACAGACAATCAAACAGTTACTGAAATTGAAAATATTAGTAGTATTTTATCATTATTAGAAGGGACGTTTGCTGTTTGGATTTTTAATGAGCAAAGCAACAGCTTATATATTGCAAGACAGGGAAGTACTTTATTCTGCAATACAAAGACTGGTGACTTTTGCTCAATTAATTCAATATCAGGTAATTGGACCGAATTAATTGAAGGTAATATTTATCAAATTAATTTAAATACTAAAAATGTCAAAGCTGTTGGCAAATTTGCAAATACAACTCCATACTTTACAATATAATACAATGAAACCGATCCTAATTGTCAGCGCCACTCAGCAAAGCACTAAAAATATTAATAATTTGCAAGTCAGTAAATCTATTAGCTTTATTACTCAATCAGATTATAAAAATAATTCATTAATAAAATATAAATCTGAGGTAGTAACAGAAAATACCGATGGTCTATCAAAAGTGTATAATAGATACATTACACCAGCGTATGCCGAAAAATTTGATTTTATTGTCTTCTGTCACGATGATGTATTTATTGATGATGGAATGTTACAAGAAAAGCTATACAAAGCTCACAATGAATTAAAGTATGATATTATTGGTGTTGCAGGTGGTATTGATCCAGTAATTGAATTTCCAACTTTGTGGCACATTATGTGTAAGAAAGAAAACCATAGAGGGCAAGCAGCACACCCTGCACCGCATAATACTATGTACACAACTGTATTCGGACAAACTCCCAGTCGTGTTGTAATTGCAGATGGATCATTTCTTGCTATTCACTTACCAACTATCTTAAAGACAGCTTGGAAATTTAATGAAAACTACAACTTCCATCATTATGATATTGCAAGTTGTATTGATGCACACAAAATGGGATTAAAAGTAGGGGTTTACCCAATTTATATTATTCATAATTCCCCGGGACTAAAAGGTGGTGTGTTTGAACCCAATTGGTTGAAGAGTAACAACACCTTTCTTGCTGAATATGCATCCAGGAAATAAGATAACATAAATTATGTCAAAAATTGATTTGGATCACTTCGAAAAAATCTTTATGTATAAGTGCATAACAGATGAAGAGTACTTTACAACGATCGTAGATGTAACCAATGTAGATTGCCTTAAGTATAGTGAGAACAAAGTAATTTTTAATATTATTAAGGACTTCTTTAGTAAGCGAAGTGCTCTACCGACCTTAACAGAGCTAAAAACTTACATTACAACTAAGGATGAAATTGGTGCTTTTAAATTTATTCTTAATATAGTGCAGAATCTTGATAAGACCTTCAATAAAGATGAATTAATTGAAAACACAGAACGTTTCTTAAAAGAGCGTGCTGTGTATAATACTATTCTAGAGGTTGCTGATAGTATTCATACAGGGGAATTCGATACATCATTAATTCTGGATAAATTCGAGAAGAATTGCAATATTAGTTTAATCTCAGACTCAGGGATTGAGATTTACAGTAATATTGATAATGTTATTGCAGATCTCAATAATGCAGAGCCCGTTATTGCGAGTAAATGGAAATGGCTTGATGATAAACTGGATGGTGGCTTTTTGCAGAATGGTCGAGGGTTATATATTTTTGCAGGACAGACAAATATTGGAAAAAGTATTGTATTGGGTAATATTGCAAAAAATATCGCTGAAACTGGTAAGACTGTTCTTTTAATTACCCTTGAAATGTCAGAGATGATGTATGCAAGACGTATTTGCTCTTCAGTTTCTAAAATTCCAATTAGAGAGCTAAGAACCAATTGCAGATTATTAAAAGAAACAATTACTGAGATTAAAAATAAAAATCCTAAGGGCCGTATTTTTATTAAAGAATTTCCACCAAGTTTAATTACGCCAAATCAATTATCTGCATTTATTAAGAAGCTAAAGAGTAAAGGTATTAATATTGATGCAATTGTATTAGATTACTTAAATTTATTAAACTCACCGGTTGGGAGTAATTCATATGAAAGGGTTAAATATTTATCTGAACAGGTAAGAGCACTGACGTATGTATTTAGTTGCCCTATTATTACAGCGACCCAAATTAATCGCTCTGAATACGATGTAGGTGAGCCATCATTGAAGTCATTAAGTGAAAGTTATGGTATGGGAGCAACAGCTGATTTTATTGCAGGTGTATATCAGCAAGATGAAGACTCGGAAAACGGTATTATTCGAATGGGTATTATGAAAAATCGATTTGGTCCTAATTTTGGTAATAATGCATTCTCAATTGATTATTCTACATTAACTATTATAGAAGATGAGGAATTAAACTCATTAACTACTGAAGCAGAAGATAGTCTGAATACTTTAAATTTACTACAAGATTGAATTTCATGACAATTAAACTAAATAAAGCAGACACTAAATGAGCAACCAATCAAATAAAATTGTAATATGGACTGATGTAGATATGGATGGTGCAGCTTCATACCTAACCTTATCGTGGTATCTTGGTCAGAGATATGAAGTTCATACAACTACGGTAAAAAACTTCCGTGAAAGATTCTTAAGCTGGCAGAATAAAAATAATATTAAACATTATACAGACGTATACATACTTGATTTAGATGTATCGAATGATTATGATATTATAGATCAAAAAAATATAACGATTATTGATCATCACAGTACTCACATTAATACCAAACATGTATATATTAATGCTACTACAATTATTGAAGAGTGTGAGTCGTGCTGTAAATTAATTTTAAAGCACTTTAAGTTTGCAAAAACGTTAACCCGTGAACAGCTCCGATTAATTGCAATTGTTAATGACTATGATTGCTATAAACTGCAATTACCAGAATCAAATGATTTGAACAATATTTTTTGGTATGGAACCGGCAACAAATTACAAAAATTCTGTGATGAATTTAATGCTGGTTTTAGTAAATTCTCGGACTTTAATTTAAATATTATTTCTCTTCACAATAAAAGACTCAAGAACTTAATTGAAACGCTAGAAGTATATAATACTCAGATAAACAAAGATAATCAGTTCTACAGTGTTTATAGTGCATTCGCTGAGGTATCTATCAATGAGGTATCAGATTATTTAATGACCAAATATAATGCAGACATTGCTATTATAGTTAATCTATCTAGTAAAGCAGTTAGCTTTAGGCGAAAAGCAGGTTGTCCGGTAAACATGGGAGTATTAGCGAGAAAATTATGTGATGGGGGTGGTCATGAAGCTGCTGGCGGCGGAAAAATTACCGAAATCTTTTCAACGTTCAGTAAAACATTTAAACCTATAACCACATGATTGCAGATTATCAAACATTAGAAGAAAAGGAACAAGATCATAACTTTTTAAGTTATTGTTCGTTAATTTGTATTCTTTGCCGAAAAAAATTAAATCTACCTAATGTTTTTTTACATACTTTACAAAGCGATCAATTTAAATATATTTTTAAGACTAATCTATGTATTGATACAGATTTTGAATTAGTACGTATATTTTTAACGTATGATTCGACCTTAAGTAAGAGTAAGTATATATCTAAATTTTTTAATTCAAAAGAAGGAAAATAAATATTATTAGGAATAATGCTAACTGACTTCGAAAAACACATTTACAACACATACTTAAAAATTAGTAGGGTGCAGAACGATAAACCGTACAAATTACGAATTAATTTTGATAATTTTAATGCAGAGGATGCAAATAATCTTAACAAAATTTCTCGTCTGCTAACTAAATTTAAAAATATTAATTTAGTTGAATTTATTCAAGCCCCATATACAATTTATAATGATAAAGAGTTCAATTTAAAGTTCTATACATCACAAAAAGCACTAAGATTATATACATTATTTCAAGACAAATTAAAACTAACTAATCCAGATTCAATACTACAAAAACTAAAAGATTCATTAATTTATATAAGAGATTTTTGCAATGAGCAAAATATTAATATTGATGAATACATAAACCACAAAACCAATAATATATCAAGTTACCTACTACACTTAAAAGAGCACAAAGTAACAATACACAATTTATTTGAACTTAAAAATTTCCAACAATCTATGAAACAACAAGACAAACAAGTACTAGCGTTCATGTTCGGTGAACGATTTGAATACGACAACAATACATCATATGTAATGTATCTAAAGTCCACACAAGCAAAGCAATTAATTCGTGCAGGTAATGAGTTAATTAAAGAGAAATCAAAAATTTAATTTAACGGAAACCGCTTATAATACTAATATGATTACAAAAACAATGTTCCAGTCAATTCGCGATGCCCTTAACAAAGACGATAGCAGCGGTGCTACGACTTATAAAGAAGTTCTTAAGCTTGAGCCTGGTAATACTTATACTGTACGGATTCTGCCTAATAGCTTAGATCCAGTAAAGACCTTTTTTCATTACTTTGTTCATGGTTGGACTTCATTTGCTACGGGTCAATATGTATCAGCTCTGTCTCTGCAAACGTTTAATGAACGAGATCCAATTGCAGAAGAGCGATTTAAGTTACTTCGAGTCGGAACTGATGATGAGAAGTCGAAGGTTGAGAGCGTTAAACGAGCTGAAAAATGGCTAGTTAATGTGTATGTAATTGATGATCCTACGAATCCAGAGAATAAAGGTAAGGTAAAAATCCTTCGCTATGGTCGACAGCTCCATAAGATTATCGAAGCTGCAGTAAATGGTGAAGATGTTGAAGAGTTTGGTCATCGAGTATTTGATCTTTCAGCAGAAGGATGCAGCTTGAAGATTAAGTGCGAGACTCAAGGTGATTACCCAACTTACGTAAGCAGCCGATTTGCCTCTGCATCAGACTTAAAATTATCTAATCAAAAGATTGAAGAGATCTATAAAGGGGTACATAATCTTGAATCTGTAATGACGGTAAAGACTGCAGATGAAATTCGTGCATTGTTTAACGAGCACTTCCATCTTAGAGGTGTAAATGAAACTCCAAGCCCTAGCCCCGCAGTAAAAGCTACTAATACTAAAGTTCCCGAAAAGCAGACTGAAGTAAAAGCTGAGCCTGTTGTTGAAGATGAAAATGAAATTACCGACGACATCATTCAAGACCT